ACGACCTGCAGCTTTTGAGTCCTCTTGTAATTTTGTAACAAAAATTTTTTTATATTCTTCACTATCGATTAAGTGTTTTGCCTTACGACCAAACCTAATTGCTAATTCTCCTGTGTGAGTTGCTTGAATGATCTTTAATTTTGGATTACGGCCCACCATCCATGCAGGTAATAAGAAAGATGCAAACTCAGACTTAGTGTGTCTAGGAGGCATATTAATAATTAAACGTTTAATTTCTCCTGTAGCCAGTTTATTAAATTTTTCTGCTACGTGTCTGTGGTGTGCCCCTTCAACAAATTCAGGCCAAACACACTTTACAAAACTTAAAAAATCATCTTTTGCTTTATTTTGAATTTTTTTCTCTGCATGCATGACTTGATATCGTCTAAAAGTCTTTCTGACATCAGCCGGTAATTGTGAAATATCTACTTTATCCAGGTTCATATAGGAGTCCCAAAATGTTTTTAACAGCTCTAACACTCTAAATCAAGCCATAAAGTGAAAAGCAGTGGGACCCCTTTTTTAAAAAAGGTTTTGAAGGTTGGGGGGTGTAACTTTTTTGAGATGGCGCGGGGCCCGATATGAAAACAGGGGCGCGTTAGCGCCCCTGTTTAGGGTATTAGTCTAGCAAGACCATATAAGCTTTGGCATTATTCTTAATGAACCAATCAATGTGCTTACGCATTGTAGCCCAATGCTTGCTTGCACCTTGACCAAGTGTCTTGTCTTCTATTGTTGCAGCTAGTTCACATAAGAATATCTTATCGTGAATTGATGCCTCTTGTTTAGTTAACATAACAGACTCACCATTGAATCTATTCTTTCTTTCTTCTGTTCTTAATTCCTTTTCGATATCCTCTATCTGGTCTTTTCGAATAGGAATAAAGTTTTTATCTGTATTTGTTTTCATATCTTTATCCTACATTATCCATTGTCATTGTCAACTGATTTAATTATTGTTCTTGTTGCCATATATGGTACGCGTTCAGCGCCACCTTTGCCGTTCCAATCATATCTATAATTCTCGTATTTTTCTTTCTCAACTTTGATTGGTGTTTCAAGAGCCTTGGACCTTGGCGCAATGGCAATGATACTAGTTATGTGCTCTCTAATAAAATCAAACATACAATGATTACCACAAAAATAATCCCAAATACCATTTTGATAACCATTGTATCTGCCTTGTTTTATTTTAATAGTTCTTAAAACTTTATTATCGCCACTCCCTCGCACTCTTGATTGTGTTTCTTTAGTATGGCAATTTGGTCCGTGACACCAATTATAATTACTCATAGGGTTTCCATTCTTGTAGTTTATCTCGTTTGGTTTCTTTTAAACAATACCAAGCGCCACCAATAAGGGGCGCAAGTATTATGATTAATAATGTTGTGGGAATACAAATCACGCTTTCCTCACAGAATAATTAACTGCAGTTCTTGGGTGTTCTGCGTCCAAGTCCCAGAAGTTATAACAAGGAAAACCTTTAAGGTCTGTCCATTGTCTTGATTTAAATGTTTTGAATTGTCCTGTCCACTCGTCATAGTATTCGTGTTCATCAACACCTCTACAAGTCGCAAACTTATTTCGTGATTTCATATACCAACTAAAGTATTTCATCTTTCTGTCCTTTCTGTTTGTTATGGGCTATCCTACTATGAATAGGATAGCCCTGTCAAGTGTTAATTTACACTTTCATTTTGTTGTTTTTCATACAACAATCTTGCCTTTATTTTATCCTCTCTTGTTTGATTTTTGTTTTTCATTCCTTTTATTCTGTCAGCAAGATTTTTAGGGTTATAGATTACAAGTCCTGTTGAGTTCGTTCTAATTATTTCTGCTTCTTGAACATTTAATCCAAGTTCAGTACATAACTCAATCGCTTCATCAAGATACTTATAACCTTTTAGACCAATTTTAATTTCTTTCATCTGGTCTAAAATAGATTTAATCCAGTTTCTATGTGCAATAACAAATTGACCTTTTGCTTGTTTCCACTCTTTAAGCATTTGGAATTGTTCTTGATTACAAGCAATAGACCTGTCTCTACAATACTCTCTACCAATTAAATCTAATTGGTATTTTTCATTCCACTCTTTGCCATAACCAGTATCATCACGACCAAGATATTTATTATTGTTGTCAACATATTTTGTTCTATGTGGGTTGTGATCTTTGCCCTCTTGTTCAATCAAAATATCTGGGTTGCAATCATCTTGTGCTTTAAGTTCATCACGATACAAAGCATAGCCATAACTATTATCACTTGAATATGAATTGCTATCACTACCCTCAAAAGCACCATTTAAACGAAAGTCAAAATGTTCTTCAATATTTTGTTCTTTCATTATTGGATTGTTGTCATAATCTCTATCTTCTACTTGACCTAAATAATGAAAATGAAAACAACTATCTTTAGCAATAGTGCTAACATTTTCAAATTTGTTTTGTAGATGATATGCCATTTTGACATCTTCTGGTGTATAATGTTTTCTGACAATAGTTTCTGCTAAATTCCACGCATTGTCATTTAACTCAATTTGATCTGCTTTGAGTTCATCATACTTTGTTTTTTCTTGTGTTGGTTCTTGTTCCAAGTGTACTCTCATTCTATTTGCGATCTTATTTCGGTACTCTTGGTTCAGTCTTATTCTACTCATTTTTGCCTTTCTGTTTGTTTGCATAATTATTTTTATATAACACTTGACAATACTTGTCAATAGGATTATATTGGATTAATTAAATTAGTATTAAAAGTGCTTAATTGTACTACACTCGAGTTCTAATTTAATGGGACAACTTCTGGTTGTGAAGTACTTTAAGCTTGCTTCAAATTACCAACGGCCAGAACTGATCCCTGATCCAATGGCAGACGGCCTCTTAACTTTCGAAACATCCATTGGATCTGGGATCAGATGTTGTAGCTGTGGGAATTGACCCACTATAGCTCAGGTCGCGATGCTATTAGCATGGGTAATCCGAAAGGCCTTGTGGAAAACCCTGCCTGCGCAGGACAACAACTGATCCCTGATCCCGCTAGTCAGGCCTTGACAACAGTGAACTGTGGGATCTGGGATCAGTGATCTTAGTGGACAAGTTCCTGACAAGATCTATTAGTGCCCAGTTATTGCAATCTCTGTGGTGTGAAGAGATCTGATCACTGATCCCGGCCAAAGGCTCAAGCAGCGAGCAACGAGCTTGACAGCTGGTCAGGGATAGTGTAGGATGAATTTAGAAAGGAAAAATTATGAATAAATATACACTAGCACAAATAATGGAAGCGTGGGATGCTGCATACGGAGAAGATATGCACGCCGAATATCCGGGTTTCCTTCAACGACTACAAGAAGAGAATAGTGAAGTTCTTACAAATGAAAAGAATTAAACACAACGACTTGACACATTACTTTCTGCGGGACCATGCAGAGCTCCCGCCGGCGTATCTGGCCAGCTGTGAGAAGTTCTTCAAAGAACTAGGAAAAAAAAGAAATAAGTTCCAAGCTTCAAGCAGCAATGCAACAAGACACAATTTATTTACAGAGATTGAAGCCGCAAGCAGCAAGCAAGAATTGACAAGCAAGCAAGAATTGACAAGCAAGCAGAGCTGTGGTACTAATAGGATAATAAAGGAGAATAAAAAATGACACAAAAAGAAGAAAAAAATAAAACAATTAAAATAACAGTACAAGGTGGCGTTGTGGTAGATGTTGAAAATATACCTGATGGCTACGAAGTACAGATAGTTGATAAAGATGAAAACAAGTGAAGCATGGAAACTGGTTGGCGGGCTGTCGAAGCCTGGCAAGATGCCCGGCTGGTCAATTGGTATACCTGCAAAAGAATGCAAGACTGGCGCCAAGCTCCAGCAGGTCCCTGGCTCAGTCTGTTATGATTGTTACGCAATGAAGGGCTGTTACGTATTCAAGGTTGTCCAGGATGCACAGTACCGGAGACTGAAAGCCATCAAGGACCCGCAATGGGTCACCGCAATGGTTCACCTGATCAACAGCAAGAAGCCGGACGTGTTCCGCTGGCATGACTCAGGAGATGTACAGGATTTGGACCATTTAAATAAAATCTTTTCTGTCTGTAAGCTCACCCCGGGCAGGCGTCACTGGATGCCCACCCGGGAAGCATGGATCAAGGACCATCTCGACAGGTGCCCCAGCAACCTGGTCATCAGGTTTAGCGCGCCCATGGTGGACCAGGCAGCACCTGCCAGCTGGCCTAATACTAGCACCGTGGTGACAGCTCATGCTACATGCCCGGCGCCTCATCAAGGCAACCAGTGCAAAGATTGCAGAAATTGCTGGAATTCTGAAATTAAAAATATATCATACGGCCAGCACTAGTGACCTTCGTTATAAGACATCCTAAATACTACTCAGAGTTAAGAAAAATATACAAGCAAGCAGAGAAGCTCAAGCAACGAGCGAGCAACGATCAACAAGCGAGCAAAGTCTCGAGCACCGTGGACCATGAAGCACGAGCAACGGACGAGCAAGCAAAACCTTCCCTTAAAAGATCCTGAATCTTGGACCCTGGAACAAGTATCAAGCACCCTTGACCAAGGTGCTTGGCTACTT